TCGCAACGTCACTGCGACTGGCGCTGGCCGTTGCCTGCTTGTTCGGACCGTTCCTGTTTGGCTGGACGGTCGTCCGCGCGTGGAGGGACGGGTACAAGGGCAATGAGTGACCGAGAACCTGCAAGCCCCCGCCTCGCTCGGCAGGCGGGGGTCATCGAGGCCAGCGCGAGCGAGCGCGGCGTCAACCCGGTTTTTCTTGTTGCTCGATGTAGCGGCGAATGATCTCGATGGGGGCGCCACCGGCCGACACGAGGAAGTAGCTCGGGCTCCAGAGTACGGGCTTGCCTCGATAGTCCGCGCGAAGCGCCGGGTATTCCGATCGCAGAAGCCGGCTGGAGACGGTCTTGAGCAAGTTGATGAGGTCCGAGGGGCGGACCTTCGGCGGCAAGTCGAGCAGCGCGTGAACATGATCTGGCTCACCCGAGCATTCGATGAGGGTGCAGTCCCACGTCTCGCAGAGGCGTGCGAGGATCTCTCGGCAGCGGTCGAGCATCGGCCCCGTGAGCACGCGGCGGCGGTACTTGGTAACGAGAACCAAGTGCGCGAAGAGACGGAACCGAGCGTTCCCGCTCGACCGAAAGCCTTGCGCGGCGTCCACGAGCCAAGCATACTGCATGCGTGCTTCGCGTCTACCGCTATCGTCTCTACCCAACGCGCGCTCAAGACGCGGCGTTGCGAGAGACGCTGGTGCGGCTGCGCGAGTTGTACAACGCGGCGCTCCAGCACCGGCGCGACGCCTATCGGCGGCAGGGCGTTTCGGTCTCCGCGTACTCGCAGATGCGCGAGCTTGTGGGCGTGCGCCTCGTGCGGCCAGAGTATGCCGCGATCCACACCCATCTTCTGCAAGACGCCATCACGCGGCTGGATCGAGCCTTCCGTTCCTTCTTCCGCCGCATCAAAGCCGGCGAGAAGCCTGGCTACCCTCGCTTCCAAGGGCGCGGGCGGTACCGGACGTTCACCTTCAAGGACGCCGCCAACCGCAACGGCGTGCGCCTCGTTGCGGGTGGTGAACGCGTGGAACTTACCGGAATCGGTCGCGTCAAGGTCAAGATGCACCGGCCGATCGAGGGTCGGGTCAAGCAGGCATCGGTCTCGCTCTCGGGCGACGGGCATTGGTACGTCGCCTTCGTGTGCGACAACGTGGAAGCCAAGCTGCTCGCGCCGACGGGATCGAGCGTCGGCATCGACGTCGGGATCACGACATTCGCGGCGCTCAGCGACGGCTCGATGGTCGACAATCCTCGGCCTTTTGAAGCCGCTCAGCGCCAACTCGCGACCGCTCAGCGACGCGTCGCTCGTCGCAAGCGCGGAAGTCACCGGAGAAGCAAGGCTGTCGTGCTTCTCGCGAAGCGGCACGATCGCGTCGTCCGTGTGCGCCGCGACTTCCACCACAAGGTGGCCCTCGACCTGGTGCAACGCTTCGACGCCATCGCGATCGAAGACCTCAACATCAAGGGCTTGGCTCAGATGCGCCTTGCCAAGCAAGTGCACGACGCCGCGTGGGCCCAATTCAGGACGATCCTCACCGCCAAGGCTGAAAGCGCCGGACGGTACCTGGTCGCCGTGGATCCACGCGGTACATCGCAGTATTGCAGCGGGTGTGGCGTCGAGGTCCGCAAGACTCTCGCCGTTCGCATCCACGATTGCCCCTCGTGTGGAATCCAGCTCGATCGGGACGTCAACGCTGCGAAGAACGTTCAACGGCGCGGGCAGCGCCGTCGGGGAGGGGTGAGCAGTGAGCGCCTCGAAGAACCGAGAAGCCCCTACCTCGCCGTCTGCGGCAGGTAGGGGAGTTGTCACCATCCTGCCAGTTGCATGTGCACCGCCTGCGTCGCGCGCGTCTTCGTCGACGTCGGCAGTCAACCGCCGCGCGGCGTCACGATGGACGACGTCGCAGCACACGAACCCGTCTTCATGGCGGAGGATACCCGCCCCCGGTGGAGGGTGCTAAGCCGAGCCCGCTACGAGCTGCACCGTGATGTCGGTGCGCCGGAAGATCTCCCGGGCGTCCTTCAAGACGTCCGCCTCACTGCGGCCGAGGATGCGGCCGATCTCGCGGCCGTCGGGGAGAAGGACGCGGTAGGCTTTCACGAGTGCCTCGGGTGGCCGTCGATTTCGATCGCTACGCTCGTTGGACGAGCTGGTGGTGGTTCTACGATCCACGGAGCTGTTCGTAAGGGGGTGAACCGTCGTGCGGTCGATCGGGATCCCCACCCGTTGTCACCTTGGAGCCAGTAGTCGCCGAGACGAAGGATGTGATCGCTCACGCGCTTCAGTGTACCTCACGAGATACCTCGCGTATTTCGCCAAAAAAATGCTGCCGTCATTCTTGACTCCGCTACGTCAGCATGGTCTCTAGGGGGTCGAGTCCGCGAGGTGTAGCAGCCGAGCGAACTCCGCCGCCCCGCGAGGGGCCGCGCGTTTGGTGCTTGCCGGGCCGGGCTTTTTCCCTTTCCGGCGACTGCTACCGCGCGAGCCCTCGGGCGGTCCCTCGCGGGACGGTGTCCGACACAAAAGGGAGGTTTTTCGTGACGACCGATCGGCCGGCCGTAGAGAGTGCTCGCGCTCGTTTTGATGGTGAGCCGTGAACGCATCCGACTCGCACCAGCGTGCCGGTCTGGTCCTCCCGGACACGCTTCGTGCCATTGAGTCGGTCGAACAAGCCATCGAAGCGCTCACCGCCGTCCCTCTGCGGCCCATCCTCATCCATGCGCCTGTCGAGGGTGGTGGTTGTACGTGCGGTCAGACCCACAAGGCTGCCGGCAAGCACCCCATCGCGAAGAACTGGCAAGCGCACGTCTACAGCCGCGACGAGCTACTAGACGCCCGCGCGCGGCTCAAGTTCGTGCCGAACATCGGCATGGTGCTCGGCGATCAGCCGAACGGCGAGTACCTCATCGCCGTTGATGTCGACGACGCCAACCGGTTCACGATCCTCGAACTGCAGCTCGGCGCGCTGCCGTCGACCCCACGCTGCGATTCCGGACGCGGCTACCGCCTCATCTTCGAGGCACCGCCCGATGTCGACGTCAAGCAGCTCGTCAACGTCACTGGAGTCGGCGGCGAGTCCGGCGTAGACGTCAAGATCAAGGGCGGTCAGATCGTCGTCGCTCCGAGCGTACACGCTAGCGGACGGCGGTACGCCTGGACGAAGGTCGGTCCGGTCGCGCGGCTGCCCATCGCGTGGGCTCTCGAGCTGGTCAAGACGGCGCCTCCGCCGTGGGTCAAGAGCTTCACGCCGCAGACGATGCAGGCGGACACCCGCGCCAAACGCCGAGCACACCGGTATCTCGAGGTCGCTGTGATGCGCGACTCCGCCGCGCTCGCAAGCTGCGGAGAGGGGATGCGGAACGACACGCTCTACAAGCGCGCGTTCGCGCTCTTCTCGCTCTGCGCCGGCTTGTACCTCTCCCATGAGTGGGCATACGTCCACGAGCAGCTCTTTCAGGCCGCGCGCGCGGCCGGACTTCCAGAACCCGAGGTCCGCAGGACGCTCGCCGGTGCCGAGAAGGGTGTCCGGGAAAGCGGCAAAGTGCGGGTACCGGTCGTGCTGGCTGAGCCGGCGCCGAGCCGGCCACCATCCGATCCGGACGCACCGCCACCCTCGGCGGAGTCGCTCCCCAACGAAGAGCAGCAGACCGCTGTACGATCCACCCGTCCGATCATCCGCGTGACAACGGAGTTGTACACCAACGTGACGGAGGCTATCGCCGCACTTCGAGTCGACGACGACATTTTTCATCGTGAGCACAAGCTCGTTCACGTCGCACGAGTCACGAGAGAGCAGAGCGAGTCGTCCACCATCGTCATCGATGAAGAGGTGCATCGCAAACTGATAGAAGGTACTCCGCAAATCTGCGAACTCGAGATCCCAACCATTCGCGAACGATTGTCCAGGTTCGCTGTGTTTCAGAAGTGGGTCGAAAAAGCTCAACGATTCGTACCGATCCTACCCACCGACGAGATCGTGAGCGCCGTTCGGAAACGAAAAGATTTTCCTGGCGTTCGATCCATCGTTGGCGTCATCGAAACGCCAACGTTTCGACCCGATGGGGCTATCGTCCAGACGTCTGGATATGACCCAGTAACGCGCTACCTGTATTTGCCAAGTGAATCGTTCCCGACCGTCATCGACGAGATGGCGACGCAGGCGAATGCCCGTTGGGCCTTCAAGTTCATGAGCGAAATATTCGAGGACTTCCCATACGTGAACGACGCGCACCGGTCGGTGCCGATCTCCGCCATCTTCACGCTCGTCGCTCGGCCGGCCATCTTGGGGTCCGTGCCAGCGTTTCTGTTCGATGCCTCTACCCGTGGTTCCGGCAAAACCTTGCAGACCGACGCCATCGCAATAATGGCTACCGGTCGGGGAGCGCCGCGCATGAACTACACGTTCGATGAGGTGGAGATGGAGAAGATCCTCGGCGGCTACGCGCTCAACGGTTCGCCGTTCATCTGCCTCGACAACGTGCCGACCATGCGCCCGTTCGGGGGTGGCCCACTCGATCGCTGCATCACCGCTCGAGATGCAGTGGATCTTCGGATCCTTGGATCGACCAAGGTGCTCACGCTCCCCTGGCGTGCGGTCATCATGGCGACCGGCAACAATATGTCGCTTTTCGGGGACACCGCGCGGCGAGTTCTCGTGGCTCGATTGGAGCCGAAGGAAGAGAACCCGGAGCGGCGTACAAATTTCAAGCACACCGATTTGCTTGCGTGGATCCGGACGCAGCGCCGCCGATTGGTTGCGGCTGCGCTGCTCATCTTGCGGGCGTACTGGCGGGCCGGCTGCCCGGACATGGGCTGTGCGCGGTGGGGCTCGTTCGAGGAGTGGAGTCGAATCATCCCGCATGCGATCGTGTTCGCCGGTGGGGCTGACCCGATGAAGGCGAGACCGGAGGGCGATGAAGAGGTGGACGTCGAGACGCGGGCGGCCACCTACTTCATAACCAAACTGCATGATTTGATTGGTGAAGATCCGTTCCGGGTGAGCGACATCCTCAATCTGCTCTACAAGTCTGAGAGAAAGCGTAATGAAAGCGGAGACATAGATGACGGACTCAGCGACATGCGAGACGCCATCGAAACGCTGGTCGGTCGGAAGGGGAGGGGGAGGGACGCCACCCCTGATGCGGTTGAGCTTGGCAAGCGGCTCGGGGCGTTCCGAGGGCGAGTCATCTCTGGTCTACGGTTGACCTCGAAGACAGGTGGCGGCGGCGTCTTGCGCTGGCGTGTTGTCCCAACCTCTTCGGAGGTACGCCACTCCGCGTGATTTCAAACACTTACAATCTTTGGACAGTGGGGTAGGTTGTAACGGTTGGGTACCTATATTGGCATTTTTGAAAATTCGATGGGAGATGATGGAGCGCAAATGGTAGGATGAGTACACTTCGCACGTACGCTCCTCGTTCGTCATCTTCCGACATTGCCAGTACGGAAACCCCACCTACCCCCCATCACCCCACTCTTTTAAGATGCTCGTTGCGAAGAGGGCCCAGAACGATTCCAGGGTGGTCGCCGCAGAGGAGGAACGTAACGACGGCCCATGGGTCTGCCCATCCTGCTCGGCTCAGGTCGCTCTGAAGAAGGGGTCGATCAAGATCCACCATTTCGCGCACTACCCACCGGTGTCCTGCGAGTACGGAGTCGGGGAATCGGAGGAGCACCGGCGATGTAAGACGGCCATCTTCGAGGCCATCCGATCCGAGACGAACACATCGATGTGGGAGCTGGAGCGTGACCTCGGTAGTGTGCGCCCAGATGTCAGCGGCTACATCGGTCACACGCCCGTAGCGATCGAAGTCCAGGTCAGCTCACTCAGCCTCGAACGGATCGCTCACCGGACACGTGAGTACGCGGATAAGGGAATCTCGGTGCTCTGGATCGCTCTACGGCACAACAGGTTGCTGAACGGTCGGTTTTCTCCATCCGTCTGGGAGAAGTGGCTGCATGCCCTGTACTTCGGTCGAGTGTATTACTGGGAGACTGGCTGCGGCGTTGTGCCGGTGCACTTCGGTAAATACATGCTCCACGTCAAGGAACGTGAATGGCGTGATGCTTCTGGTGAAGAGCAGAGTGCCGGTGGCTACTATCGAGCCTCCAAACGGTTTCGTGAATCGAATTTTTCTAGTCCGATACCAATCACAAGCATGGTCACTAAGGTCAGAGACTCGTGGTCTGGAGGTGGCTACAACATTCCGCCATCCAGGTTATGGATCGATCAGCTTCCGCAGTGGTGGTGAACTCAACTCCGCACACCACCTCGCCACCGTCTGCTCCACCGACTCCCCGGCGAGCGGCCAGAGCACGACGTGCGGTACGCCCCAGGAGCGGCAGAACTTGGCCCACGCCTGCTGCTCTGGGGAGAGTCGTCCGGTTTTGCTCTTCAACTCCACTTCGAGGTGACCACCACCCCGGACGAGCCCGTAAACGTCGCACTGCCCCTTGATGCCGAACCGGACGACGTGACCACCGGTCAGTTGCGCGACGCCAACGTTGCGGCGGAACAGGCGAACCGAGGGGAGTAGCCGCGGAGCAGCGAGCAGGAACGCATCCTGGATGGTCGACTCGCCCATACGGTCACCAGATGAGTAGCTCCCCCACCTCGCCGCGTTTCTTGCCCTTGCTGTTGATGTTCCGCCGCGCCTGCACGGTGCGCATCTCGAACCCGGCGTACAGCTCGCGTACGACGGGGAGGTCCGCGTTCGAGAGCAGGACATGGACGCCGATCGACTTGAGCCGCCTCGCGCACTCGGCCAGCCGCTCCTGGTCAGCGGGGCCGAACCCCGCTGCCGTGAAGCTCGTGAAGTCACTCGTCCGGTTGACCGGCACGTACGGCGGGTCGAAGTACACGAAGTCGCCCGCTCGTGCGGCAGTCATCAGCGTCACAAAGTCGGCGCCGACGACCTCCACCCCCTGGAGCGTACGCGCGCAGGCACGCAGGTTCGGCTCATCGCAGATGGTCGGGTTCTTGTAGCTGCCGATGGGCACGTTGAATCCGCCGGACCGGTTGACGCGATAGAGACCGTTGAAGCCAGTCTTGTTCAGGTAGATCATCCGCGCCGCGAGCGCCGCGCCGTCCAGATCGCGAAGACCGCGCACGTAGTAGTAGTGCTTCTCGGAGTGCAGCCGCGCGTGCGCTCGTAGAGTCTTGACAACCTCCTCGACGTCGTCCCGGATCGCGGTGTAGGTCGTCGTCAGCTCGAGGTTGCTGTCGCCGAGCCACACCCGGCGCAGCACGTTTCCGCAGCCGGCCGGGAAGAGATCGAAGAAGACCGCACCGCCCCCGATGAACGGCTCGAAGTAGCGGCCGAACTGGGTAGGGACATGCTTACGGATCTCGGGCAGGAGCTGCCGTTTACCGCCGGCCCACTTGAGGAAGGGGGTAGCGATCGGTGGAGGAAGTGCGGGAGCGACGGCGGTCACGGGAGCCTCGCGGGGATCTTGGCGAACGTAGGGGTTCGGCTTGTGGATGCAGCCGAGCAGCACGTCACCGGGCTGGGGGGGGGTCGGCTTGTCGGTCACGACAGGCTCCGGTTCATCGGATCTCCGGGGCGGAAACCCCGTCCTTTAGGGCGGGGAGGAAGCCCCGTCTCGTTGGCCTTGCCTCAAGGCTCGCCGGGCCGAAGTAATCCGGCCGTACGGGGACATCGTTGAAGTGGTTGTGAGCCATCGAGATGATCTCCAAAGCTCCGCCCTTTAGGGCGGGGTTGATTACCGGATCCCGTGCTCGTCACGTAGCCAGTCGGCGAATGGTGATTCCACGTCTTCTGGCCCGATGCCGACCGCCATCGCGTCAGCTTCCTCGGTCGGCGTCTTCGCTGCCTCCGCCGCCGTCTGCTCGCCCTTCTTCTCTCTCTCCTTGCGGGTCTGATTTCGCTCGTACGCCATCTGCCACGCCGGGTCGCTGGCAAACGACGCCTTGACGCTCTCACTCCATGCCCACGGGGGCCAGGCGCCATAGTGGTCCTTGAACTTAGCGGACGCGAAGCCGGGCTTGTAGCCCTTCCGGCGAGCGACATGCACCATGTCATCGAAGAACGCGCGCTGCATCGCCTCGGGGGTGGAGTTACGGCGCACGAGCTGCTCGTGGGTTTCCTCGAGAGTCTTCGGCTGATCCTCGGGCCGAAACTCGTAGCCGCAGTACGGGCAAAGTACGCGGCTTGCAAGCACGTACGCGTAGCAACCCTTGCAGAGTTTGAGCTGTTGCCGGTGCACCATCCGGCGTGCACGCTCGGTCAGCCCCCAGTGCAGATCTTCGTGCGGAAAGCCGTGCCGCGCGATGTTGTCGGCGTGGTCGAGCAGGAGCGGCGGAACGCTCGGATGCTTCACGCAGCCGGGGGGGCAGCCCGGATGCCAGGGCCGAAAGATCCGACCGGTGCTCTGTCGGAAGAGTACCAGCGACAGCGTGGGCCGCGCGTGCGCGACGCATTTGGCGGACGGAACATCGACCCCTTCGAGCAGGACGTTGACATTGGACACCGCCTCCAGTTCGCCCTCTCCGAGCGCATGGATGATGCGTCGGCGCTCCGCCTCGGGTGTCGTGCCGTCCAGATGCGCGATCCGCACGCCGGCGGCGCCGAACCGTTCGCAGATGTCGAGCGAGTGCGCGATGCTGGAGGCAAAGATGAACGTCCGGCGGCGCGGCCCCTCCACCATACCGATACCGCCATCCGGCTTCGGGTACAGGTGTGCGAGCCGGAGCCAATGGTCGAGTAGGTTCCCGACGAGCTTCTTCTGACGCATCATCATGGAGAGCGCTTCTTCGTCGAAATCGCCACCGACCACACGCAGGCTCGAGAGGTTCGGTTGTTCGGGCGACGAGTAGCAGTCTGGCGCGACGATGAAGTTGTCCTCGATCAACTCGGCGTACGTGCAGACGACCTCCAGGCACTCGAAGAGGTTGCCGAGCGGGCGGCCGTCGTAACGGGTAGGGGTCGCGGTGAAGCCGATGATGATGGCGGTTTGGTAGTGCTCGAAGACGAGATCTACATACGAATCGGCTGCGGATCTGTGGCATTCGTCGATAAGCACCAAGCCGGCAGGCGGTTTCTTCCGCCGCGCGAGCGTCTGAATCGAAGCGACCTGCACCGAGCAGGCGGCGTCCGTCCGTTCGTCGTCGGCGCGGATGACGCCGACGTTCGTGATACCGAGTCGCGCCAGCTCCTTGCAGCACTGATCGATGAGTTCCATCCGATGGCAGACAAAAAGCACTGGGACGGTCGACGTGCGGATGATGCTCGCCGCAAGCAGCATCTTGCCCATCCCCGTCGGCCCGACGAGCATGATCCGTCGTTTGTCCTGGCGTACTCGATCTCGCAGCACCTGGATGGCGCGCGCCTGGTAGGGGCGCAGATTCGGCGGTTTGAAGTCGATGAGCGTCGGGCGATCGAAGAGAGGGAGCGTGCTCATCGCGTGAAGAGTCTCAGCTGCCCCTTCGGCCAGAGCAGCTTGCATACCTTGTCGAGCACCCGGACACAGGTCTCTGGTTTGCTTCGGAGTTGCCGGACCCGTGCGAGCGTCGAGGGAAGCTCGTCGAGCTTTCTGGCGGCTTGACCCCAGGACAGCGAACCACGGCCGTCGCAGAGGTGGCAGCGATCGACCAGGGCTGGAGCGCGCGGGTTCGCGATCCAGCCTTTGCCGCCGCATATTTCGCAGGTCATGCGCTCCCCCCATTGGATGGTACCCATGACCCGTCTCCCGGATCGACCATCAATTTTATATCGCGTCGATTGATGGGTGGCAGTGGTGAAGGTAGCTCAATGCCTGATACGAAAACGTGATTACACAAGTCGAGGATCGAACCGATGTCGTCAAGACATAATTCGTGATCGCATTCCTTGTACCAGCTCAGCATCTTCTGACCGTAAGCGATACGCATCAGCGATTCGTCGAAGAATGTGATCGTGAAGCACAAGCCGCGATTATCGCCGTGGACGAAACCGAACCATACACCTTCCCGGACAGCGCAAACGAATCGACCGCCGGCATTCGGTACTATGGAGCTAGGCGACAGGCATAGTTTTTCAATGAGTCTGGTGTCCTGTTTTTTAGAAAGTGTAATAAACGGTTTTCGACCTTCGTGGAAAGAGCTGATCGCACAGTACGCAAACCCGTTTGGAAGTCGAATCTTTGGAATAAGCGCGATTGAGGTTGCGAGGGCACTGGCTGCTCGCGCGCGCGCGAAGTCGTGCTTGGTGCGCTCATCCATGCTTCTTGCCGTTGGTCTGCAGGCCACGCTCGAGGAGCAGCCGAATGACATCGCTGATACTCGGCTCGATGCCCGTGAGTCGCTTCGCTTCTTGCTGGCGTTTGACGATCTGGCCGTAGAGCGACTTGCTGACGCGTGCGGCGATCGGAACGTCGTGATCGTTCGTCATCGTCTTTCGTTCTAGCAGATCATTTTCACCGTTGACAACGAGAACACGCGGCCGTAGGGTCCGCGACTAGAGAGAGTAGAGAGAGGACGGTGCAGGATGACGGCGAGCGAAAGCGCTCAGGTCGACGGCCCTCGTGTGCGATACGCGGCCATAATCGACACGGAGACGGGTGGCTTGGATCCGTTGAAACATCCCTGCGTTGAGGTCGCAGTGATGCTCTTCGACGTTCGGCGCGCGCAGCCGGTCGCGAGCTTTGCGAGCCTCATCCGGTCTACCTCCAACGAGGCGGAGTTCGTCAACGGCATCCCGCTCGAGATGCTCGCCGAAGCACTCGAGTCCGATCTCGTCTGGCGCGCGGTCAGGTGGCTCATCGAGCCGGCGCAGGTCATCATCGCGCACCGCGCCGAGTTCGATCGGCAGTTCGTGCCCGACCTCGGCAAGCCGTGGGTATGCTCCAAGACCGACATCCGGTGGGGCGATCAGATGCGCGGCGACCACCTCGTGCAGCTCGCGCTCGCTGTCGGCGTCGGGGTCGTCACCGCGCACCGCGCGATGGCCGACGTAGACACACTCGCCCGCATCATGATGCGGATCGCGGAGCGCGGGACCGTCGATCTCGAGGAGATGATCGTGCGGGCGATGCGGCCGAAGACGCTCTTCTACGCGTTGGTCCCGTACGAGAAGCGGCAGATCGCCAAGGACCACGGATTTCTCTGGGACGAGACGAAGCACGGCAAGAACTGGTACCGGTACATGCCGCCAGAGGACGTTGGTGCGTTGCCGTTTTCGGTGAGGGCGCAGCAATGAGCGGCGAGCTGCTCAGGCGGTTTAGGCCCATGAGGGTCTACCTCTGGGAGACCAAAACCTCGTCCGAGGACATCTCGGTCGGCTCCACGTTCTGGAAGCGGACGATCCTTGATCCGCAGCTCTCGCTCTATATCCCCGCGCTCCAGGTGATGGGCTACGACTCGTGCGGCTGCGTCTACGACGCGCTGCTCAAGCCGGACCTCCGTCCGAAGAAAGCAACCCCGCTCGACAAACGCGAGTACGTCAAGAAGACCGGCAAGCTCTACGCGAACCAGCGCGAGACCGACGAGACGCCCGAGGAGTTCTACCAACGTTGCCTGGCCTCCATTGCCGATAGCCCTGACCGCTACTACGCCCGCGGCATCGTGGTGCGGCTCGAGGCGGAGACCGTCGAGGCGGCGGCCGACAACTGGAACACAGCCACGCAGATGCGTGAGGCGAAGCGACTCAACGTTTACCCGCGCAATCCAGATTCGTGCATCTACTGGGGGCGGGAGTGCGACTACTTGAACGTCTGCGCCAAGATGGCCACCATTGACGACCCGGTGCTGTTCAAGCACGAACCGGCGCACGTGGAACTAGACAATGGAGAAGGCGACCTGGCAGACGACCTGAGTCTGCTGACACAGTCCTCGATGCGGTCGTATCGGTCCTGTCCGCGCAAGTTCTACTACCGCTACGTGCTACGGCAACGGCCACTCAAGAAGGCAGACGCGCTGGCGACCGGTACCAGCATCCACGAGGCGCTCGACGTATTCCGGCGAACGGGTGGCGATCTCGAGGCGGCCACTCAGGCGCTCGTGACCGAGGATCTGTTCGTCCGAGCGAAGGAGAGGGCCATGCTCACCGGCTACGCCGCACGCTGGGGCAAGCCGGTCGGGATGATCGAGATCGAGCACCAGTTCCGCATCCCATTGGTCAATCCGGAGACGGGTGCGGCATCTCGAACGTTCGCGCTAGGCGGCAAGGTGGACGCCATCGCGGACGCGGAAAAGATTCAGGAGCTAATGAATCCGGCGGTTCCGGTCGACAACTTGGAGGCGCATCTCGAGGCGTCGTTGGAGGAGAATCATGCCCCGTAAGATTGTGCAGATCGTCACTTCGGCACACGCCTTGGATGGAGTTATAGAAGAGAACTTGTATGCGCTCGATTCAACTGGATCGATATGGACGTGGTGTGACGACAGTCGCGACTATACCGCCGGTTGGATGGAGATGGATCTACCGTGGGATTGCAAACGAGAAAAAAAGCCTGTAGCGGGAAGATGAACTCTCCCAAGGAGAACCCATGATCGATCTCAAGCGAATCACCGAAGGCAAACAGCAACGCGAGCCGCGGGTGCTCATCTACGGCGGCGACGGCGTGGGCAAGACGCGATGGGCTGCCGGCGCGCCCGATCCGTTCTTCATCGACGTCAACCGAGGCAGCCTCGAGTACGCCGTCAAGCGCGTCATCCCCGAGAGCTGGGGCGAGATGCTCGAGTGGGTCGGCGCCGTCGAGCGGGGCGACGTCAAGTGCAAGACACTCGTCATCGACTCGGTGAGCGACCTCGAGCACCTCGGCAACGCCGAGTTCTTCCCAAACACGACAATCGACAAGTGGGATGGCGGCTACGGTCGCGGGGAGACATACGCGCTGACGCGCTGGCGGGAGCTGATTTCCGCCTTGGAGCGGGTGTGGATGAGCGGCAAGATCGTGATCCTCGTCGGTCACATGCAGGTCAAGCGGTTCGAGGACCCGACTGGTCCCGGCTACGAACGGTTCGAGCTGGCCGCGCGGTCGAAGCTCGCAGGTCTCATCAAGCAGAGCATGGACTACGTGCTCTTCGCGCGCGAAGAGATCGCGCAGCAGAAGTCCGGCGACGGGAAGATCAAGGCCGTCACGAGCAACGTCCGCTGGACATACACCCATCGCAGCCCGGCCTATGATGCCAAGAGCCGGGGGACGACACTCTTCCCGGAGCGGGTGCTGCTCTCGTGGGAGGAGTTTGCCAAGGCGCGCGCGGCAGACACGGCGCGGCTCGTGGAGCTGCAAGCCGAGATCGACGCGATGCTCAAGGAGGTCGGCGACGACAAGCTCGCGGCGGGCGTCAAGGAGTACCTGCGCGCGTATCCCGGCATGGTCGTCGAGGCGCGTAACCGCGTGGCAGCGCGGCTCGAGGAGTTTCGTGCGGCGGCGACCAAGCCGCCCATGCAGCAGAGCGCGTGAGAGAGTGGACAGTTAGACAATCAAGGAGAAAACATCAATGGTAACCCCCGGCAATTACAAGGCACGCGGCATCAAGGGCAGCGTGCAGCTCGGCGAGACCGAGCGCGGCAATCTCCAGATCGGAATCGACTTGGACATCAAGAACGGAGCGGAGTCGGTCGGGCAGATGACGACGTTTCTGTACTTCACGCCCGAGGCGGCGCCGTACAGCTACGAGCGGCTACGCGCACTCGGCTGGAAGGGTCAGGGTCCCGAGGACATCGACAACATGGACGGCATCGACACGAATGAGGTCGACGTCAGGGTCACGCAGCCCGAGCAGTACCGGGCGCCCGATGGGTCGATGAAGATGGGCAACAGCAAGGTCGAAATCATGACCGGTGGCGCAGGCAAGGTCACGCTCGCCAAGACGGTCGACGCGGCGACCTTCAAGGCACGGCTAAAGGCAATCGGCGGTGGCGGTGGCGGCGCAGCGCCGATCGGTGGCGCCGGCGGCGCTCCGAAGCCTCCGTTCTGAGATGGCGGCCATCGTTCTGTCGCCGGACCAGCGCGAGGCGTATTCCGCGATCTCGCGCTGGTCGAAGGGCGACAATACGGGTGGGATGCTCGGTTCGACGCTGACTATTGGGGGGCTCGCTGGAACTGGGAAGAGCACACTCGTTGGTGCGTTTGCGGCCGAGACCGATCTACTCGTCGCGTACGTCTGCTTCACTGGGCGGGCTGCGTCGAACTTGCGCCGCAAACTCGAAGCGGCCGACGTCCAGACGACTCGCAAGATGCTCACCGACGACGACCGAGCGCGGACCGGTCGCTGGGCGCATCTTTTCTACGGACCGGGCACCATCGAGGAGGGGTTGCCGTTCTGCGACACGATCCACCGTCTGCTCTACCGACCGATCATCGACAGTCGGACCGAGGAGCTGTGCGGCTGGGAACGGCGTGATCGACTCGATCGCTCCTACGACCTCATCGTCGTGGACGAGGCGTCGATGGTGACCGACGCGATGCTCGAAGACATTCGCGCGCACGGCGTGCGCGTGCTCGCGGTCGGCGATCACGGTCAGCTTCCGCCGGTTCGGGGCTCTAGTTCGCTGATGGCGACCCCGGACCTGCGACTCGAGAAGATTCATCGGCAGGCCGAATCGAGTCCCATCATCCGGCTGGCGCATGCGCTTCGCACGACTGGTCGGTTCGACCCTTCGCTCGCCGACGGCGACGTGGTGCGGGTGCTCAACAAGTACGCGTACACGACGGTGTTGCGGGAGTGGGTGGTCTCGTCGGTGAACACGCACGGCCCAGCCGCACCGCTCGATGTCGCCGTCGTTTGCTGGAAACACGCGACCCGCGTCTCGATCAATCGCACGGTCCGCGAGATGCTCGGCTACCAGGGCAAGCTGCCGCAGGTGGGGGAGCCGATCATGGCGCTGCGCAACTACCCGCCGGTCTACAACGGGATGCGTGGAGTGCTCTTGAAGCGCGCGGAGCAGCCGTATCCGGACTACTGGTGGCTGCTCCGTGCGGACATCGACTTCCCCGACGAGGGGGTCAGTGTCGAGGGTCGAGACATCTGCCGCGATCAGTTCCACCGATTGCCAAGGCGGCGCGGAGAGCGAGCGACGTTCGGTTCCATCGACGAGCTGAAGGAGGCCGGCATCAAGGTCGATTCGATGGGAGAAGCGGGCCAGCTTTTTGACTTTGGCTACGCGATGACCGTGCATAAATCGCAAGGATCGCAGTTCGATCACGTCATCGTGTGCGTGGACTGGACCGAAGGTGATACCGACGATGCGCGACGGCTTGCGTACACGGCGGTCACGAGAGCGTCGAGCAGACTCACGGTGCTGCGGTAATCAACGACTGGAAAGGTTGACTCGTAACATGCCGAAAGCCTCTCGAGACTCGCTGCACACGAACCCAGGCAAGAAGAAGAGCAAGAACGCGCGGAAGGTCAGGGAAATCGTCCGGGGCGAGGACGCGGTGGCAGCGGCCATCGCCGATTGGAT